GCTTGCAAGAAGCGTACTTAAAAAGCCGGGCGTAACTGCGCTTGCACTTCCAGTTGCCAGAGCGGGAGATAACAGAGAACCACCCAAGCCTCCTAGGCCACCGATGCCACCAGCGCCACCCGCCGCACCTGCGGCAGATGCGCCCCCAAGCCCAAGGGATGATCCGATACCACTTAAACCGCCAGAAGCGCCAAGGCCAGCAACGGCAGTGCCAAGGCCAAGGCCAGTTAATGCTCCTTGGCCAATTCCTTTTACGCCATCACCGCCAACACCACCACCAATTGCGCCCCCGATTGCGCCACCTAACGGCCCGCCGATAACAGCACCCGCCACAGGAGCGGCAGCTTTAATTAGTTGCTCGCCCGCTTCACTCCAATTGCCTTTTTTAATGGCAGAAACAGCTTTCCCCACATTGGAAACAATCGGAATCCCTGATTTACTCATACTGCCTGCTCCCAATAAGACGGCCTAAATCCATGCTTACGCGCCACACGTTCCCAGCCCCGACGCTCACTTCCAAATATGATATGATTGCATCCCATATTCCGAGCTGTAGTCCGAATATGCTCAAAACCTTCTGCTAAATCATATCCCTTGTTTAAGTGCCCAACCCAAACAAAATACCCATTGTCCGGTTGCCTGTAACCAATATAAAACCCGGCAATTTCTTTGTCATCAAACAGAATTGTCAGTTTTGCATTACCTTCTAAAAGTTCACTTAAAACAGTGTTCGCATCAGCGGCGAACGATTCCAGATGATTGATATGAGGCCACACCGCATCTATCTGATAATTTTTGACCAGATACGGTGTCATATCTCCGTCACCACTACGTTTAACCGTTCAACTGTCACATTCTGGATTGATGTTGTATCACGCAAATGCACTTCGACGTAATCCCCAATCCCATGATTCACGATTGCATCGGTGCTAAAAAGAATCGGGTCTGTGCTGTGGTGGATATACATTTTCATCCTTGAATCAACCTGCACTGTCCCGGTTGTGCTATCATACACACCAAACTCGATGTAATCATGCTGGTTTGCAATCAATGTGCCAGTGATAGAAACCTTGAATTTGCGGCGATACGTTGCTGCATTTGTCAGTCGTCCATTGGTGTGATCGTACTGGTTATTATAACTTCCGGCAACCGTAGTGCCCGCAATTTTCACAAACGTGGTGGTGTTGGTAATCACCGTGGCGGTAGCATTATTGTGCATGTACATCTGCCCGACAACAGGCCGTTGCTCACGCCGATCAAACCGCGCCCAAAAATCCGCAAAGAACTTATACCACAAGCGATCAATCAAACTTCGATCCTGCGTCAGGTTATGCAATTCACGAGGGATCATACGCCTCGCCCTTCAAGAATGGCATCTGCCGCCACAATGCTGCATGGTGCTTTGGCGCTGTACTGCAACCGAAACACCGCGCCCATGTTGAATTGTCCCAAGCGGCGAAACACAACCTTTGTTTGATATTGCCCTTGAATCCCTGCCGAGACGTGCAGGGCATTGCCAAACGTGCGTCCGCCGTCCTTGCTCCATGACAGCATAAACACCGGATCATCAGCCAAGCCCGGTGTCATGCCGCCAATGCCGTTCTCGACTACAAATTCGATTCGATCTACAGTAAAACTACTGGCATTGTCCGGCGCAAACATCATGTCTGCGGTGCGGGTGATAGGCAAACCTGCTTCATCATAAGATTGTGGCTGAATCTCAAGAACACGCCCTCCCGTGGCATCAATGCCGTATTGTTTGCCGTAGCATTGCGCGACATCCTTGACCCGCCATCCCACAGCAGACCCGGCGGAAGTGCGCTCATTCCACAGCCCGGTTGCCGTGTTGTATTCAAATGTTTTGCCATGTTCCGGCAGCGACAACACCACAAACAGATTGCCAAGGCACGAATAATGAAACATCCGCGCTTTTGCAAAAGGCTGCTCAAAAATCACATCTTTGATCGCCTGTGTGCTGATTTCCTGCGGCGTGTAGCCATTCGCCACATAGACGCAGCCCTCATCAGATAGCCAGTAAAGCGCATTCCTCGCCCGTGTCCATGCGTACTTTGATGCAATCCCGACATCCAGAACCGCCCCCGGAATACGATCATAATCCCCGCCAGCGCCCTCACGCACAACCTCTGTGGTTTGCTCGCCAAACAGCCACAGGTCATCATAAGCAGCTACAGGCGCAACAAGATTGTCGTCGTTGGCCTCTGCTGTGGCAATGTTCAGTCCATCATATGACAACGCATTGAGCGTGTCAGACCAAAAATATTGCCCCGTTGCCCGCCTGTTGAAAATAACACGCTGATTTTGACCCGTTACTGCGTCAGAAATATAAAAATTAGGGTCAGTTATTTGTGTTAACGTCGCAGTTGATTGTTTGTAAACATAAGACACGTTATCGGCAACTATAACGAGTTCATCTCCTATTTTGTCTCGTGATACATCGTAAATTCCATCAATAAACCCTTTGTAAACAAATGCTCCTGAAGCGCTTACTTCATAAAGATTTGTCCCTACGATAACATACAGAGCGCCGCGCACATCATAAATCATGCGGCTTGCCAACGTTCCTATATTGGCAAACACCTCAAACCCAGCGCTTCCTTTCAGATAAAACGGCGCGCGCGCACCTCCTCCTTGCGTGGCTGGCACGGCATACAGATTCACAAGCCGCGATGCATCAAAGCGAAGTGATTCGCCTTTGCCATAAGCCGAGGGAAGCGGAATGTTTGCCATCAGTAATACGTTGCCTTTATCGGGTCTTCATCCGCTGGCGCTGTTGCCACACGACGCAATATGGATTCGCCAAAAGTATATTCATCATAAGTGGTTTGCCGCCCGAACAATGGCGATGCGCGAAACGCCGCCATAGCGGTATAAGCCTCTGCCGCAATATCCGGAATCGTATCTACCGTCCATGTCAGCGTGCCAATTTGCGCAAGGCCACGGGCGGCAAGCTCGCTATGCAGCAATTCAATGTGCTGATCGACGTGGGCGGCCTCTTCGGCGCTGGCTGTCTGGCCCTGCCCCAGAACCCGCATTCTCTGCAACACCCGGTTGCGTATGTCCGCTTTCGTCAACGTTGCCATGATCTACCTCAACAAAGAAACGGTTGCCGCGCAGCTTGGCAACAGCAAAAGGGTCTGTGATGTTGGCGGGCGTCTCAGGATGAAACGCCACGCCATACACATCAACAAAACCCCGTTCGGGGTATTCACCCCGATACAGGAATGACGGCATTACGCCACCACATAATCAACTTCAACCCAGATCGTGCCAGCGGCAAACGTGGCTGCTGCCGCGTTTACAACGCCAGTGATAAGGGTTTTGTTGGTGAAGGTGACAGGCCCGGTTGCCAGAACACCCGCCAGCGGAAGCGCAAAGCCACCTTCAGGCAAATAGTTGGTCACAGCCGAACCATTGATAACGCCAAAGTTACCAAAGCCATCCGTATCGGCAGCCTCAACACCATTTGCCGCCCAGCCGATATCAATATCGAGCGTGGCAGTGGCATTGGTGTCAAGGTCAGTTCCCCGGAAACGGCCACCGATGACGGTTGCACCAGCCGGAATCCAGCAGAATTGCAGAATATCAGCCGGAGCAACGTTACTTGTCAGCGGAATCACACCAAATGCGGTATGCTTCAGCCCGCGCCCCACGCTTTCATAAACAGGAAAGGTGGAAGCGGCTTGTGCTGCTGTAAAAGTAGGCATAATTCAATACTCCTTAAGCGTCAGCGACAGCGGCAAAGAACCCGGTCAGAAGACCATTGTCTTTTGTGTTGCCAGTATCTGTGGTGGACGAAGTTCCGAAACGCATTTTTTCAACACCATCAATGATGTTGACGGAAACACCTTTCTTGTCTTCGTAGTCGCGGTCGTCCGTGATCGTATAGGTGGGCTTGCTAATGGCATAAGCCAGAGCTTGCGCACCGCAGAAATACACAGGCGAAACGTCGATGCTGCCAGCGCCAACACCAGTCAGAACCGGGATGTCGTCGATCTCATGGATCACAACGTTATCCCACAGCAGGTCGCCACCACGGAACAGCGGATTATCCTTGCTGCGCGGCAGAGCGTCACGCTGTGCCTGCATCAGGGTCGTATCCCGCTTCAGATCCCGGAACGTGCGCGTGCCGCAGAACAGCACGAACGTGCGGGTGTCCTCACCAACACGAATTGGACGAATCTTGGGCGATGCCTCAAGAGCCATCCGCTTCATCAGGTCAATGCTGGCGGTCGTCAGCTTGTCGTTGGTGTTGTCAACGTTGGCAAGCGCCGTGGCATGAACCAGCGAGGAACTGTTCCCTTTGGCGTTACCATACAGCACACGGTCACTGTTGTTGGTGAGCCATGTGTTGCGCTGGCTTGCCGTTGCCGAGGCATACGCAACGCCGTCAATGGAACCGAGAGCGGCAATGATCCGATCCCGCACGTTCTCCATCATCCAGTCCATCAGGACTTCGCGGCCAGCATCGCGCAGGCTGATTGCGCTGTACTGTTCCTCGATTTCCGGCACGATCACCGCATGACGCCGCTTGTTCACGTTTACCGTAAACGAACGGGTGCGCAGGTCTTCCTCTGCACCCTCAAGCGTAGCCGAGCCGGTGACACCAGCCCCAATCAGCTTGTTGGCGAGAGCAAACGTAACGGTTTTGCCCTTTGCATTGCGCAGGTCGTTGTTAACCTGAATAATGCTGCTCGTTTCCGCACCCATGTAACGGGAAAAACGGTTTTCCTGCAAATACTGAGTGAAGAAATTACTGTCCCAGCGTTGGACGGTTAGGCCCGTCGCGGCCCTAGATTCTGCCATAATGACTCCTATCGTCTGGCGGCTTTAAGGATTGCCCCAATGTCCAGCGCATCCGGGGCTTCATCAGCATCCGGTCTTACGTTTGGCACATCGGAAAGTGTTGTCGGGATGGACGAAGGCAACTTCCCGCCCTTCTGGCCGTACTTGGCTGCCATTTCTGCCTCAATCTTGGCCCGCAGTTCCTGTTCGTATTTCGCCATGTCTGTTGGCATGGCTTTCACGCTCAAAAACTTTGCGCCTTCCTGATAGGCAAATCCGGCTGGATTCGGACTGTGAATCATCTGCTGGTAAAGCGTGGGATTCTGTTGAATCGCCTCTTTAAAAGCATCGATCTTTTCCTGTGCATCCGGCTTTGTCTCGAACAGAATCGCCTCGGACATGTTAATCATATCCCGGCGAGCTGCTGCATACGCTTCCATCTGCACCCGTTTCAGAACCTCAGCAGGATTGCTGAATAGATCATCCTCGGTGGTGTCCTCTTTCGCAGGTTGGGCTTGCGCCTTTAGCTGCGCCAGTTCGGCTTCAAGACGTTGACGCTTTTCGCGCTCGTCCAAAAGTGCATTGATCGGGATAAAACGCTCATCTTTTGCAGCGGGTGCTTGTGATTCCGCAGGCGGCGCGGCTTCCTCTTTAACGCCCTCATCCTTTACTTCTTGCTCTTGTTCCGGCTTTTCAGCATCAACTTCTGTCCCGGTCAGTGCTTCGTAAAGGTTTTCAAGTCCGTTGCTCATGGTCGTTTATCCTCTATCGCCCGTACTGCGGCGGCCAGATCGCCCGATTACCCGGCGGCGGTAACTCCTTGCGGGAGTGTCTGTTGCGGCATCATCGCTTGCGCCACATCAAGTCGGCTTCCCACTTGGGTCTGGCCTGCCTTGGCAAGGTTAAGCTGTGCCTGTGATTCGTTTTTGACGGTTTCGGATTCTAGTTTGCGGGCTTCCGCTTCCGCCCGTGGATCAGGAGCGCCCTGCCCTTGACGCATCATGTCAAGAAGCTGCTTTTTATTGCGCAGGCTGGACGCCTCAATCAGCACATCCGGCGGGATCGGCACGCCAGCGCCCGCCATCTGTGCCAATTGTTCAAACTGTTCCGATTGCAAGCTGATGATATCCGGCTGTTCCTCGATGTAGATGTCCACATCTAGTTCGGCCACATCGTTCTCAGTCTGCACCACCTCTTGCGCGCGCGGGTCTTGCATTGCCATTTGCAGCTCTTGCGCCCGCGCCTGTTGCTCTTCCGGCGGCAATTGCTGGAATCGCTGTTGCAGCATCTCGCCAGCGGTCACAGGACGATTCAGGCCCACAAAACGCAGGTTGTTCTCGTCATCGGTCACCCGCACCCAGCGCTCTTCCGTCCAGTATTGGCGCACCAATTGCCAGCAACGGCGCAACACGGTCAAATGCCAGTCGCGCAATGCATCCATCAGGGGCTGCAATTCCGTAGCGCCGCCCTGTTGCTGCGCCTGAATGGCCTTGCCGCTCAATCCCAACTGATCCTTGCCCATCAAGGCAGCGTTTGCGCCCGACAGATCAATCTCGTTCTTGGCCTCAGCCAGCAACTCAAACTGCCCTTGCGCCATATCGCCAGTAGGCAGGATTTCAAATCGCAGCCCGGGCGCAACCTCAATTACACCATCAGCGCGGCTTAGCTGTTTGCGAATGGCGTTTATGTCTCGAACCGCACCTTCTTCAAGCACCACCTGCCGCATCGTCATCAGATGCAGCGCCTTCGAGCGCCGCTTGTTGATTTCGTCTTGCAAGCCAATCAGCTCACGCACTTCGCCGTATCGCATATTATCGCGATCCACATAAGCGGATTGCATAATGAGCGGACACCAATTGGCGCCGTCCTCATCCTGATACGGAATCGGCTCAGGGCCTTTCAGAAACCCGCCATCGGTAAAGATTGCGTGCATCCAGCCTTTGCCGGGGTCACGGTAGAAGATTGCCACAACCTTCATGCGGTCGCGGCGTTCTGTCGTCCACCAGCGGCGCGGCTTGTCGTCGTACGTTTCACCAAGGGATTTATTGCCAAGGCCTGTGGAATCAATGACGCCCTTTTTGTCAGGGAATTGCGCCCGCAAAAGCGCTTCATCGATCCATGTCACCGTGCCAACATACCGAGCGTCACCAAAATCACGCTCCCGGCTGTGCGGATCGTAAAACAGCCGATCCCAATGGACATGCTTGAGAATGATGTTGATCCCGTCACGGCCCTGCTTCAGGCTGATCTCGCAACCACCAAATCCCTCAATCACCATGTTGGCAAAGACGGACGATTTCAGGCGGTCAAAACGGTTTGTCTCGACAATGTACCTGAGAGCATCCGTTGCAGCCTTGGCTGCTTCTTCGTGCTTTGGCGTTCGCGGCATTGCGCGCGGGTCAGTGCGCAGGCGCTGTTCATAGCCTAGCACATAGTTGATCTTGCGGCGAATGCGGTTGACGACAATCGGCGGCTGGCCGCGCTTGGTCATCGTCTCGATTTCGTCATCCGTCCACTGGTAGCCGTCATAATAATCCCGATCCCGCTCCGAGTTTTCGCGGCTGTCCAATGACGCTTCGTCGGCGTCATCGTACCATTTCAGCAGCTTGTCGAGATCATCCTGTTTCATCAGGTGGGCACCTGCACGGCAGGAGCGTCAATCGTGCCTTTGATCGTGCCGCTTGTGCGTATGGTGCAATTCAGGCGGTACCTTGTGTTGCCAACAGCTTCATAAAAGTTTTCGGCGGTGTCAGCGGTGAAAGTGTCTGCAATGTCCCATTCATCGTGCGCCACGTCGTAACGCTCCAGACTTACAGTACCGCTGCCGCCTTTGATCTTCACAAAGAAATAACCGCGCGGCACTGGCATTTCGTCAGAGGTCGTTGCGGTGGTGAATGAAACCGCCATTGTTGTGCGCAAATGATTGGCAGTAATAGGCATCTACAACGTCCTCCAGCTGTCTAAATCATCGTCAGGCTCTTTGTCCCAACGCATGACGCGGCGCGGTTTTGTTTCTTCCGCAGGATAAGGAGCGGCTGGCATACTGTCAAGCGCCAGTGCCATCAAAGAACACACGTCAACAGCGTCGTCATGTTTACCTGCCGGGAAGCGCAGCAATTGATCCAATAGCCTGTCCGCCCATTCTGTACGCGGCACGTTGACCATCTGCATTGCGGCGCGCGCCTCAAACGACCGTGCGCGTGTAGGCTTGTCACTGATGGACGGAACCCACTCTATCTTGCAGTACGTCCGGCGCTCTTGCATCCGGCGCGTCAGAAACGGCTCAACAGCGCGCCTGATTACACCAGCCTCAGCCGCCCAGAGCATTGGCCGCCAGCGTGCTATAAGGTCACAGGCGCGGTCTATCCAGATGTCTGGCGTCGTCTGGCCGCTCCACCAGTCGACAAGCCACCAGCGCCCCTGCGGATCGAGGCCGAAAACGCCGTGCTCGGTGTAGTCGCCAGCGTCAGGCGTGACGGCAAAGTCCGAGGCCATGTAGTAGCGCATCTCTTTCGGCTCATCACCGAGGCGGAACCGTGGGAACCAGTCGCCCCGGAACTGAATCCCCTCATCCGGCGCGGGCGTCTGCTGATACAGCGCCGACCAGCGGCGGCGGTCGCGCTTGGCCTCTCGCACCATATCCTCGGTAAACCATTCAGCCCACAGGCGTTCACCTGGCGCACGTCCGAGGGGATCGCCTTGCCCTGCCTCCATCGGCACGGAAACAACCTCCCATTGCTCGCCGCCTGCCTTGGCCTCGTCCAGCAGCCACCCGGCAAGGTCATCATCGGCCCAGCGTGTCATAATGAGCACCACGGGCGCATTAGGTTTGAGACGCGTCCAAAAATCCGATTTATACCATTCCCGCAATTTGTCCTTGATCGTTGCGCTGTCCGCTTCTTCTCGCCCTTTGATCGGATCGTCAATGATAGCAATGTCCGCGCGGTACGACGTGATAGCGCCACCAGCGCCAACGGCATAATACTCGCCGCCCGTTGTCGTGGCCCATCGGCTTGCGGCATCGCTGGAGCGGCTGATTTCATGCCCGCCAAAGACCCGCAGGTGCTCAGGGGTACGGATCACGTTTTTGACACGGCGGCCCCATTTGTCGGCCACCTCCTGGCCGTAACTGGCCGTCAGCAGCTGGCCGCGCGGATTGCGGCCCATCCACCATGCCGAGAACATGACGTTGCCGTAATACGATTTTGCCGATCCCGGCGGCAGAAACAGCATCAGGCGCTTACACTGCCCATCAGCAACGGCCTGTAGGCGCTCAATTATCAGGCGATGATGCGCAGCAGGTTGGCCCTCAGTCGAGGCAATGCCGAGATAGTCCAAATAGCTGCGCCGAGCCTTGCGCCGTGTCAGCAGCTCAATCGCGGCCTCTTGGGGTGTCATTCCGCAG